TGTGCTCGCGAAGCGGTTCGCGGGCGGGCAGCTGATCCTGGCCGGTGCCAACAGCGCCGTCGGTCTTCGCTCGATGCCGGCGCGCTGGCTCTTCCTCGACGAGGTGGACGCCTATCCCGGCGACGTGGACGGCGAAGGCGATCCGATCGCGCTCGCCGAGGCGCGGACGAGGACTTTCGGGCATCGCCGGAAGGTTTTCATCGTGAGCACGCCGACGGTCAAAGGCCTCTCGCGGATCGAGCGGGAATACGAGGCGACCGACCAGCGGCGCTACTTCGTGCCGTGCCCCTATTGCCGGTTCATGCAGTGGCTCAAGTTCGAGCGCCTGCGCTGGGACAAGGGCCGGCCGGAGACGGCGGAATACATCTGCGAGAATTGCGAGCGGGGAATCCCCGAGCATCGCAAGACGGAGATGCTCGCGGCCGGCGAATGGCAGCCGACCGCAAAGGCCGACGATCCGCACGTGATCGGCTTCCACATTTCCGGGCTCTATTCGCCGGTCGGCTGGCTCTCGTGGGCGCAGATCGCGCGCGAATGGGAAGCGGCCCAGGGCAACGACGCGCTGCTGAAGACGGCGAAGAACACGCTGCTCGGCGAAACCTGGCAGGAGCGCGGCGAGGCGCCCGATTGGCGGCGGCTTTACGAGCGCGAGAAGGACCATCCCCTCGGGACGATTCCCGAAGGTGCGCTGGTGCTGACGGCCGGCGCCGACGTGCAAACCGATCGCATCGAAGTCGATGTCTGGGCTTGGGGCCGAGGCCTGGAAAGCTGGCTGATCGACCATGTCGTTCTGGAAGGCGAAACCTCCGGCCAGGCGGTGTGGCGGGAGCTGACGAAGCTCCTGTCGCGAACCTGGCCGCATGAGGACGGCGCGGTCATGCAGATCGCGCGGCTTGCGATCGACTCGGGCGACGGCCGCACGACATCGCAGGTCTACAGCTGGGTGCGCAGCTTCGGCGCGGGGATCGCGGTGGCGATCAAGGGCGTCGAAGGCTTCGATCGCAGCGCGCCGGTTGACGGGCCGTCCTTCGTCGATGTGACCGAGGCCGGCCGGAAATATCGGCGCGGGCTTCGGCTCTGGAAGGTCTGCGGCGCGGTCTTCAAGTCGGAGACATATCGCTTTTTGCGCCTTCCCCGGCCGACGGCGGACGAACTGGCGGCGGGCGCCGTCTTTCCCGAAGGCTTCATCCACCTGCCGCACGGCGTCACCGCCGAATGGGTGAAGCAGCTGACGGCCGAGCGGCTGACCGCGGTGCGGGACCGGCGCGGCTTCACGCGCATGGAGTGGCGGCAGATTCGCGAACGCAACGAGGCGCTCGATTGCCGCGTCTATGCGCGCGCGGCGGCGTGGCTCTTAGGCGTCGATCGGTGGTCCGACGAGAAGTGGAAATCGCTTGAGCGGCAGGTCCGGGAAGCGGCGAAGGCCCTGGAAGCACGGCCGGCGGGCCAAATCCGACCGGCCGCGCCAAAGGGCGAGAAGCGCCGTTCGGACTGGCTGGGCGGCCGCAACGGCGAAGGGTGGCTGAGATGATCTGGACGCAGGCCGAGCTCGATGCGCTGCGCCGCGCCTATGCGCGCGGCACGCTGCGCGTGACCTATGACGGCAAAACGGTGGAATACGGATCGGAAGCCGATCTCAAGCGGCGGATCGAAACGATCGAAAGCGCCATTGCCGCAACGCAAGGCAAGCCGCGGCCGATCGCCGGCTATGCGGCCTTCGGCCGGGGCGATCGATGAAGATCGCCGCCATCGCATCGGCGGTCGCCCCGACGCTGCTCGATCGCGCCATCGCCCGGATCGCGCCGCGCGCCGGCGCGCGGCGCCTTGCGGCGCGGCTTGCCTTCGAGAACCTCTCGCGCCGTGCCTATGACGGCGCGGCCGGCGGGCGGCGGACGGACGGCTGGCGCACGCCGGGCACCTCGGCGGACACCGAAATCGCCGCGGCCAGCACGATCCTGCGGAACCGCATGCGGGATCTCGTGCGCAACAATCCGCACGCGGCGAAGGCGGTCGCCGCCTGGGTCAACAACATCGTCGGCGACGGCTTCACGCCCTACGCCGCGACCTCCGATGCGGCGCTCAACAAGCGCATCGACGAACTCTGGGCGCGCTGGTCCGCCGAATGCGATGCCGACGGCCGCGGGGACTTCAACGCGCTTGCGACGCTTGCCGTGCGCGAGATGGTCGAAGCCGGCGAATGCTTCATCCGCCGGCGCCGGCGCCGCATGTCGGACGGCCTTGCCGTGCCGATGCAATTGCAGGCGCTGGAAGCCGACCATCTCGACGAATCGCGCATCGAGGCCTCGCGTGCCGACGGCGGCCGGACGGTTCGCGGCATCGAATACGATCAGTTCGGCCGCCGCCGCGCCTATTGGCTCTTCCCGGATCATCCCGGCGATGTCGGCGCGACCTTGGCCGTCACCCGGTCGTCGGTGCGTGTGCCGGCTGACGGCGTCGTGCATCTTTTCCGGCGCGATCGCGTGCAGCAGCGGGGCGTGCCCTGGGGCGCGCCGGTGATCCGCGCGCTGCGCGATCTCGATGACTGGACCAACGCCGAACTGGTCCGCAAGAAGACCGAGGCCTGCCTCGTCGGCATCGTGACGGCGGCCGACGATGCCGAGCAGGGCGTCGCCCCGTCCGTTACCGATTCCGACGGCAAGATCATCGAGCAGTTCGAGCCAGGGCTGATCGCCTACGCCCGCGGGGCGAAGAACATCGAGTTCAACCAGCCGGCGGCGGTGGCCGGCGTAAGCGAATGGCTGCGGACGCAACTGCACATCATCGCGGCGGGGTGGTGCATTCCCTATGAGCTGCTCACCGGCGATCTGAGCCAGGTCAACTATTCCTCGATCCGCGCCGGGCTTGTCGAATTCCGGCGGCTCACCGGCGCGATCCAGTGGCAGGTGGTCATCCCGGTGTTCTGCCAGCCCGTCTGGGACTGGTTCATCGAAGCCGCCTGGGCCGCCGGACTTCTTCCCGAGCCGGTCGCGGCGGTCGAATGGCAACCCGACGGCTTTGAGGCGGTCGATCCGCAAAAGGACGCGACGGCCGATCTCATGGAAATCCGCATGGGCACGAAGACGCTGCGCCAGGCCATCGCCCAGCGCGGATGGAATCCGGACGCCATGCTCGAAGAAATCGCGCGCACCAACGCCGACCTCGACCGGCTTGAGATCACGCTCGACAGCGATCCGCGCAAGGTCACGCAGCAGGGCCTGATGCAGCGGAATCCCTCCGACGCCGCCGGCGACGGCGCCGCCAATTGAAGGAATGCCCGATGCCGAAGAACGTCATGCTCCCGCTCCTCGGGCGGGAGGTCGAGGTGCGCGCCGAAACGGCCGATGAGCAGGCCCGCACGGTCGATGTGGTGTGGACCACCGGCGCGCGCATCCGGCGCCGCCGGCTTTGGGACGAAGACATCGACGAGGAGCTTGTGGTCGATGCCGGCGCGGTGCGGCTCGATCGGCTGAACGCCGGCGCGCCGTTTCTCAACACGCACAACGCGTTCGATCTCGACGCGATCATCGGCGTCGTCGTCGAAGGCTCGGCGCGGATCGCCGACGGAAAGGGCATTGCGACCGTCCGGTTCAGCGAACGCGCGGACGTCGAGCCGGTCTGGCGCGACGTGGTTGCCGGCATCATCCGCAACGTCTCGGTCGGCTATCGCGTCCACAGGTACGAAGTCGAGAAGCGCGACGGCCGGCCCGAGCTGTGGCGGGCCGTCGATTGGGAACCCCTCGAAATCTCCGCCGTGCCCGTCGCGGCGGACCCGGGAGCGCACATCCGCAAGGACGCCGCGCTCGCGCCATGCGTCGTGGTCCGGGACGACGATCCTGCCGCCACGCCGGCGGCGCAACTTGAGAGGTCCAAAATGCCCAACAAGCAGACGCCCGTCGCCGGCGATCAGGGCGACACCATCGAGGCTGCGGCCGACGTTCGCGCGGACGGCGCTCCCGAGACCGCGCCGGCGCCGCAAGCGCAGCAACCGAACGCGGACGAGGTGCGGCGCGCGGAACGCGAGCGCATCGCCGCCATTCAGGCGCTCGGCGATCGCTTCGGCCTTGAGCGCGCTTTCGTCGACGATCTGATCGCGCGCGGCGCCGGCCTGTCGGAGGTCCGCTCGGCCGTGCTCGACAAGCTCGCCGAGCGCGATGCGCGCGGCGCCGGCCATTCGCAGATCTCCATGCCGGCCGGCGGGCTCGACGCCACCGTCACGCGCCGCGAGGCGATCGCTGAGGCGCTGCTGCATCGGGCGCAGCCGAATGCGTTCGAGCTGACGGATCGCGCCCGCGAGTATCGCGGGATGCGCCTGCTCGACGTGGCGCGCGACTGCCTAGAAACGGCGGGCGTGCGGACGCGCGGCATGACTTCGGGCGAGATCGCCTATGCTGCGACCCGCGCGGCCGGGCTGCACTCGACCTCCGATTTCCCGCTGATCCTCGCCAATGTCGCCGGAAAGCGGCTGCGCCAGGCCTATGCCACGACGCCCCGCACGTTCCAGCGCTGGGCGCGCGGCATCACGGCGACCGATTTCAAGCCGATGTTCCCGACGCAGATCGGCAACTTTCCGGCCCTGAAGCAGGTCATGGAAGGCGCCGAGTTCAGCTACGGCACGATCTCGGAGGGCCGCGAGAGCTATCAGCTCGCGACCTACGGACGCATCGTCGCGCTGACGCGGCAGGCGATCATCAATGACGATCTGCGCGCCTTCGACCGCGCCATCGCGAGCGCCGGCCAGCGCGCCGCCGATCTCGAATCGGCGATCGTCTACAATGTGCTGATCGCCAACGCGCCGCTTGCGGACAACATCGCGCTCTTCCATGCCGATCACGGCAACCTCGGCACCGCAAGCGTGATCGACGAGGCCGCGCTTTCGGAAGCCTGGGAGAAGATGGCGCAGCAGAAGGACCTGAACGGCGAGGAATATATCGACAACCGCCCGCGGTTCATTCTCGTGCCGCCCGGCCAGCGCTCGATCGAGGCGCGCAAGATGG